TATGATAGAACTCATAACGGTCGGAAGACTGTTCGATATAGTCATGTCCAATATGACTGTCAAAAGATACACCAAGTGCATCTTGTAAGATATTGGGTATGGCCTCAGGAGTTTGGTCTGTCTTACCATCTATAATCTGAATGCCTGTGAATATGGCATTATAGATGGCCTTATCCTTACACCATTTTTCTGTTTCGTTTACTGCCCATTCAAAATCGACCTCTGTCTTTTTTATATGGGTATCAATATATTCTTTGACCCGGCCATACTGTTCTTCTGTCAAAGCAACCTTCTGAACATCAATCAATAATGCTTCAACTACTGGTGGGTCATTATATTTTTTTATATATTCATTTATCGTTGTGAATATTGTTTTCTCTATAAAATCTGAAAAATATTCTGGTTGAATAAACGGAATAACCTTTCGGACATATTCCTCATTCTGTAGTAGATTGTTCAGTATCGTTGTTTCTATTCTCATTATTTAACCTATAACTTCCGTGTTGCACACTTTCATACATAAGGGTCATAAAGATTTCACCAAGAAAATCTTTAAACTCGTTATCAAAAATATTCCTATCATTAGGATTATACAGTACTTCGTAGTCAAAGTCAATAGGAATCTTATCAACGGCATCAAGGTCTATAGATTCTCCAAACTCATCTGTAAGTTTAAGTTTCCCATCCTTAAATATAAAGACGATATTATCATACTCGCCTTCATTTATCATTATGGCACTTTCATTAGTTTCTTTATGATTTACAAATTCAAACATAATGTAAATACGAATGGACAAAATATTTCGGACCCGATACTGGTTTTCTACCAGCATGTAGCCAAGGCCACATTGGGGGAAATATTACCATTCGCCCTGCTTTTGGTTTTACCTTTAGTGGCAAATATGTTCCCGACTTATACATCTGCGGAAACTCTGTTTCACCACCTTCTTCAACATCATTCAAATAGATAAGAAAATTTAAAAATCTCTTATGGCAACCTCCGACTGAGTTAGAGTCAACATGGTCATCAAATCTATCATAATCATTAGGAAGATATCTTTTCATTCTTATAGCTTCATAACCATATTCTTTCGGCCACATTAGGCCCTCGACAATATTACATTCCTTTTTGTAAATACTAACAAAATATAACATCGCCTTGATAATCTTTTCTCGTATACCCATCCAACTGTCATGGTTATACATATTAATTTGTTTGAAACAATATACTAAATCAGAATTTGTTTCGTGTATATCTTCATATTCATGCTCAGATTTATCAAACTTGTCTATAAGAAATAAACAAGATTCTTCATCTAAAACATGACTGTATGTGCGAATATAATTATCCATAAGTAAATTCTTCTTTAGCAGCCTCGTTAAGTTTTGTCATAACTTCTTCTGTAAAATACTTCTCTGGATCGTTATTTATAGTTTTCCCAAATGTTTTTGTTCCATCAGGCAACTCTATACGAGTCGATACCGATTTAAAAATATCGTATTTGACAGCGAGTTCCAACAAACCATAGTATCTGTCCAAACCCTTTGTGTAAGATAGTTTTACATCAACCATTTTATTCTCACGGGACTGCCGTGATTTATATGTCTTACAATGAATTATATTCCCAACTACTTCGGTCCCTTCTTTATCTTTTTTCTTTGAAAGATAGATAATAGTAGATGCCGCATACTTGAGTCCACTGCCGCCGCCCATTTCTTTCTGTGGGAACATTGAACCACTAACATCGTAGGTGTGCTTTGTTATGACCATAGGAACTTTCAGTTTACCTAGTTTGAGTGTAAGCACACGAAAAGTCGATTTGACTATCTGTGCCCGGGTCATATCCCGTGTCTCTTTACCAGCGTCTGTATCTTCTAACTCTTTGGTTGTTGATAACATACCAAGTGAGTCAAGACAAATCAACAAAGGTTTCCCTTCGCCTTCTTCTTCATAAGCAGCCAGTATTTGTAATGCTTGGAGACGAAACTCCTGCACTGTAACGACTGGCAGAATAGCCATTCGGGTTGAGTCGATACCCCGACTCTCAATCATATCCTTTGTGATAGCCGACTCTGACTCAAAGAATACTACATTAGCATCTGGATTCGCTTCCAGAAAAGTTTTACAAACCCCTAAGACGAAAAAGGTTTTTCCGGTCGCACTTTCGCCTGCAATCGCAGTAATCTTGTTTCCAGGAATACCACCATAAATCGAGCCGCACGATAAAGCATTGAAAATGTAACTACCAGTATCCACATAAGTGTCAGTATCACTGGCATCAATACCATCAGCCACAATGGTGGCGTAGTCGTTTTTCGTTTGTTTAATTGCATTTTTCAAAAACCCTGTCATTTATTTCTCCCTTTTCATTCTCTGCATATCCGATGCAGTATTCAATAATATTATCTTTATAAGTATACAACATTTTTTTCACTTCGTCAATAGATTCACTAGGAAGATGTATAGTTTTTTTTCCCTGCCTCGTCCATATAGTAAGCATCATAGTTTAGAAAGTACTTTTTCATATACTGATTCGGCAATTGCCTTCATCATTAGTGAAGGTACCATTCTACCACATCTTTCTGCTTGTTGATTGAATGTACCTGTCAACCTAAAGTCATCAGGTAAACTTGTAATACGCTTCAGTTCCTTGATGGTAAATTTTCTATCTTCGTTCCAATGTACCGCACCACCTGTAGTCATTGCAGAACCCATCGCGGTAATAGTTGGTGCTGGTTGTATCGCAGAAGTTTTCTTACAACTAAAATGTAAATTCTTTTTTCCTATTTGCTCTCCACTTATAACCTTATCGGGATTTTGTGGAAACTTATATCCGGTCTTTTTATGAAAAGCTGTTTTGACCCATTTCTCAGTAAGTAGAGTCACTTCATCTTGGTCAAGTTCCAGATTTTCCATAGCAGATGCAAGAGGAATTATCTCTCTATTCTCTGATGGAAATACACTGTGAATATTCATAAAAGACATTCCAACTTTGGCCGTGATATCTTTTCTCAAAGCAATGAAGATAGTCCTAGTCCTCGACTGTGCAACACCAAAATGTTTTGCATTGAGAACTTTAGAACAAACATCATAACCGATATTGTCAAACTCGTTTATAATACGATGATAGTATTCCTTTGCCTCACCAATAGTAAGACCTTTGACATTTTCACCGATAATAACTTTTGGTTGAATATCTTTGGCTACTCGTAGAAACTCGAAAAACAAATCTTCAATGTTTTCTACATCTTGCTCATCGGAATAGTGTTTACTCTTTCCATATCCAGCCTTATGACTTCCGCCGTGATGTGTAAAGCCGCGTCCCGCAATACTAAATGCTGAACAAGGTGGAGACCCATCTAATAGGTCTAACTCCCCTACAGCCACTCCAGCGACCTCTAGAATGTCCGCTCCTGATAACTTCTTTATATCATCGGGGATAATAGGGGTACTAGGATAGTTGGACGAATAAGTATTTCGTGCTTCTTCAACGAATTCGTTGATTGCAAGTATCTTACCTCCCGCCAAACGATATCCTGTAGATGATCCGCCGCCTCCGGCGAATGTCGATATCACCGTGAATAATTCTTTTGCTTCACCTTGGTGAACATCCTGCATTGTGTATGGTGTATACTTCATCCAAATAAGTTCTCTAGTGTAATCTGTGTGCCGTAACTTCTATCTATATTCCAACCGATACTGTCCAAAATAAATATCAACGGTTCAACAAAACTCTTGTCAAACATAATGTCGTAATCAATAGTTTCTTTCAAGTCAAACTCCCTTGGTAGTTTGGTCATAAAACTAATGACATTGGACTGTAAAATATTTGGTTTTCTCAGTTGTAAAAACTTTATCTTATCGCCTTCTTGTATAAACGGAAACTTATGTGACAACTTGTTCCTATCTAACAAATGGTTATACAACAAGGCACCCTTGACGTGCATCGGCGTTCCCTTTTTGAAAACGCTTGACGTATCGCTCCACTTCTTCACTCCGTTACAAGACCTTGGATATGCAATAACTTCTGGGTCCATATTCATAAAGTCCTTACGGAAATCTTGTATAAACTTATTCAACTCTATTTCATCACTGTTGATGATAACTCGTAACGCCTCTTTGATTTTATCTCGGCAAGGTTCTGGAGTCGATGACTTCACTGCCTCTATGCCCATTATCTTTAGTTTAGGTTCTTTATACCTGACACCCTCACTATCATGCACATTGAGGATGTATCTTTTCTTTGCTGTCCATATGCCCTTATCTGCGATTATCTCGCGTTTCATTTCCATCTTTTGGGCATAGGCTTTTACATATTCTGCAAGGTCCTTATAAGACTCATCAATAAATGGTTCCAACTTCTTTTTAGCCACATTATCGAGAAAACTGATAACTTTTTCGGTTGAGACATCTCTTCCAGCAAAAGACTTGCGTACCAACTCGTCAAACGTAACGTATATTGAGTCCGTATCTGATGCAATAATATAATCTTCATTTTCTGTTTCCAATATCTTGTTTAGATATTCATTCACTTTTCCTTCTATCCAACGAATAGATAACTGTCCAGATGTTGTAATTGCTATAGCAACACGTTCATCATAATATCTAAAAAACTGATTGCCCATTGCACCATAAGCACTATTCAAGGCAATCTTACGAGCCATCTGGATATTGTTGAATTTTGAAATATCTTTTAAATATTTAGGCTTCTTTGTATCTTCGTATTTTTGTTTTGCTTCCAGAGTCAGTTTCTTAAACTTCACTCGGTCTGTATAAAACTTATCCATAAGTCCCGGAAGGAAACCCTGATACTCTTTTGTAAATCTTGCTCCGTTTGGAGTCACTGTATAACCATCGTCAGGTATATCTACTTTCTGATTCAATAATTTATTCACACTGACATTAGGAAACTTCTCATCTATAATAGTCTCTGGTGAAATATTATATTGCATAATCAAATGTGGATACAGACTATTCAAGTCAAAACCCATCACCCAGTTATGCTGACCTGTCTGTGGTTCTTTCACATAGGCACCTTCATACCGACTGTCCTTACGACTGATATTCCTCATCGGCACTACAATGTTTTTCTCTCTCAAATAGTTATAGATGATAGAGTCCCACATACGAACCTGTGAGAATACATCGTTATAGTTTATCTTTGCCTCGTATGCCATAGTCACTTGTAGTTCGATAAGTTTCATCTTCTCCTCTAACATATCGACAAGTTCCACATCACGAATATTGTAATCTACAAATGACTGGTAATCGTTTGTATACCATTCTCTATAAGTTTCAAATGGGTTATCGTGTTTCTTCTCACCCAACTCGACATATGCGATATGGTTGAGTGCATAAGACTCTTGGTTGGTATAAACATATTTCTTATACAGGTCCATATAATCCAACAC